TGACCGGTCCGTCGGAATTCATGGGTGAGTGTCATGCGAGAGTTGCACTCCTGCCTCGGACCACGGGCTGACGGTCAATCGTGAAGTTCACCATGTGAGCGTTCTGCGGTCGGACGTATGGAGAGTATCCATCTCCTTCTTGGAGCACGATGGGCTGAGACCGAACCGTGTCAAGGATCCACGTTGTTCCGGTCAAGCCATGCGGAAGATACTCGATGCCGTTTTTGGTCCGAAGCAACTCTGTGTTCAGAGCGTTCACCAACGTCTCCATGGCAGCCGCGTTTGCCTGAGGGCGAAGGATGAGTTCGAAAGCCATGCTCACCAGACCTTCATGCCACGTGGCCGCAACCTCTGCTCCATCAACACCGTCTTGGGCAAGCGTCTTGCGGATGACGTTCGGCCTGCCGATATCAGTGCCTTCACCTACGTACCAACCAGTGCTGGTCCGCAGATCCAACCTGATGGTCGCAGTATTGTCCGGGTCTACAAACCTCATGATGGGACCGTTGGCCATCAGACTCGCCCTCCAAGTCGGATCCTGTTCTCGCGTGCCGCCATCTCAACTGACCTCTCGAGCGTCACACCGTCAAGTTCAAGAACAGCCGTCATCGAGGAAACAGCGCCAGTCGGTGAACGGCCAAGCGTCTGCGCCATCCGTTCGTTGGCGGTGACCTTGGAACCTGCTGGCAGATAGACCAGCTCAGGTCCCTTCTCACCAACGATGGCAAGTCCACCAACGAAGTGTCTTGTGCCACGAGCCAGATGAGCAACCTCTGGAACATTCGGTGCCAATGGCAATGCGTTGTATGCTCGGATGACGGCATTGATTCCGTCGATGATGCCGTTGACGACTCCCTTGAAGAACTCAAGTGCTCCTGCAGCAGCTGCCTTGATGCCATCCCAGATGCCGACCGCCACATCTCTGATGGCATGCCAACCGCCGATGATGATGTTCTTCCATCCATTGAAGATGGTCTTCAGTGCATCAAAGACGCCCTTCACGACTATCTTGATGCCATTCCACACAGCAGTGGCAACGACCTTGATGCCTGTCCAGATTGCCTTGGCGATGGCGGCGTAGATCTTGATGTACGTCGTGATGGCGGTGATTACTCCACGCACGACTGACTTGATGAAGTTCCACACCGAGATGGCCGCTGCCTTGATGGCGTTCCAAACAGCGATGGCAACCTTCTTGATGGCGTTGAAGATGGCAATGAGAACCGTCTTCACGGTAGACCAGTTCTTGATGATGATATACGCCATGAGCACAATCGCCGCAACGATGAGACCGATTGGGTTGGCGCTCATCACAGCCCATAGCACCGTGATAGCGGTACGAATGCCGTTGATGATGGTGATGATGAATGCCACAGTCTTGAACGCCAAGAATGCGGCAAGCAATGCCGGCAAGATCGGCTGAAGGATCTTCAGAACGGGAACAAGGCCAACCGCCATGATCTTCACGAGATCCACAAAGATAGGAATCAACGGCATCGCTGCATCAGCCAGAACAAGGATGGAGTCGGCCAATGCCACACCAAGCGGGATGAGAGCGTCAAAGGCAGGAAGCAAAGCCTTCAAGACCTTGGCAATGACTTTGCCAAATGCACTGATGATGGGAGCTATTGCAGGCAGAAGCTTTCCAAAGATCTTCACAGCACCGGTCAAGACTTGACCGAATGCAGGACCGACAGACTTCATGACCTTCGTGATAGTGTCTGTGATTCCGGGCAGCGACTTGCTCAAGCTCTGAACGATGGGTCCGGCAATCTCAACCAGCGTGGCACCAACCACGTCCTTGAGAGTGCTGAACAGACCGGCCAAAGTCTTGGACTGAGCTTCCATCATCCCTTGTGTGCGCTGAAGAGCAGGGACTGCTTGATCCTCCAATGCACCGAACAAGGTGTTCACATCCACCTGTCCGGCTGTGACCTTCTTCTGCGCTTCAGCGACAGTGGTGTCCAACGTCTCAGCAAGCACCTGCCAAGCAGGAATACCCGCCTCAGTCAACTGCATCATCGTTTCTGCGTTGACCTTGCCCTGAAGCTGCATCTTGACCAAGGCATTGGTCGCCTGGTCAATCTTGTCCTGCCCACCACCGATGGCCGAGATAGAGTCACCGACTGTCCCCAAGATGGGGATGATATCCTCAGACGCAAAGCCAACACCGAGTAGGCGCGAGGCAGTGTCACGCAAGCCTGGGAACTCGAATGGTGTCGCCGCAGCGAACTGCTGCAACTCACCCAAGAATGCCTTGGCCTTCTCACCGGTGCCAAGGAACTGGGTGAAAGCAATCTCGGCTTGCTGCATATCGGACGCAAGTTTGACACCGAGACCGACGACGCCGACACCAGCCACACCGATGGTGGCAATCCCACGAGCAAACATGCCAAGGACAGGATGTCCCTTGGACATCGTTCCGGTGGCGGATGTAGTTGCCGAACCGAGACCACGCAGCGACCGTTCTGCGCTGCTGGTGTCGATTTCGATTCGACCCTTTGCAGTTCCAAGTCCAAACTCGGCCATGTCTAGTCCTTCGCTACTAGTCCCATCGCAACGGGATCAGCAAACTTGGTCTGCTGCTCTGGCCCCAGCATCCGCCTGATGATCAGCTTCCTCTTGCTCTCTACATCACGACTGGTCTTGCCTTCAACACCGTCTAACTCTGCTTGGACATGTGAGCCCCATGTGAACACAGCCTCATCAAAACACCACGCTGTGTACGGGTCTATGATGTCCATCAGTTCACTCGGTCGGCTGTTGAACTCCTTCGACATCACGAAGAGCCTGTACGTCTCCATCCGATTCTTCAAGAAACGACTTTACGTCACGGACACCACCCGTGGCAAAGGCAAAGATGGCAGCCTTGTCGGCCAAGTCAACCTCATCGACATAGAGTAGGTTGACATCACGAGGAGCATCTGGGGCACCGCTTGGTTGGACCTGAGGCTGCTCAACACACTCAACCACGACTTGGTCCATCAGGTCGATCATCGCAGAAAGCATCTCCGGAGTAGCAGTTAGCTCTTCATCCGTAGGCTGCCTACCTGTAGCGATGGTCTTGTTCACGAGGGGCATCAGTTCGTTGGGCACTCTGCCTTGCTTCAGGAACATGTTGAGAGACACGGGACGGACAAGGCAGGTGTTCCCCGACGGAACCTTGAACGGAACCGACGTCTGTGCTTGACTTCTCTTCCACTCCTGGACGGGAGTGGGAGTGGCCTCAATGGGCTCCATGATTCACTCCTTCTCGATGTTACGTGATGGTTGTGGCGGTCTCATGCTGGACGAAGTCGTACAACTTGTCAGCAGCATTCGGGTATCCCTTGCCGTCTGCTCCAGTCAAGAAGAACGAACCATCCGTGAACTCTCCACCGATGTCTCCGTCAGACTTGGCCTTGTACACGACGGCCCAAAGGTCGCCACCGCTGTCGCTGATGACCTGTCCCTTCACTTGGAAGTATGGACGGGCATCGGTGCCCTTCTTGGCGTAGGTCTTCACGATGTTCGGAGTGACGCCAGTCGACGACACGGTTCCACCGGCCATGAGCTTGTACGCGTCGAGACTGATACCACCAGACTCGATCGTCCAGTTCACCACCGGACCAGCACCGTGTGAAGCTTGCACAATGTCATCACCACGAAGCTCTTCGAAGTCCTCAGCCTCAGCGAAGCTGAACGTTCGTGATGCTGGCAGGTCCACCGCTGCGCCAGGGCTCTCACCCACAGCATCCAGAGCGTACAGCTTCACATCACGCAGACCGAAGGGCAGTGCGTTGGTTGCGAGTGCCATGTTTCACCTCCTTGCTAGGGTCCTTGTAACGCTTGGTCTCGATCAGCTCGCCTGTCTCGATGTTGAAGCGATGAAGCACAACCACGCCAGATCTAGCACCGCATTTGAAGTGCCGACACTTGACCTCAACCACTCCTTCCTCAAGAAGTGCTTGTAGCGTGTTTGGGCATCTGAGCTCCATTGACTACTTCTTCTTCAGCTCAACCAGCGAGAACTCTCGGTCGTACTTGATGAGAAACTCTCCAGCCGGATCGGAGAGGTTCTGGGTGAAGTCATTCGACATGTCCCACACCACAGTTTCGTGGTCGATGGGTCCACCGAATCCAGGGTCAATCCCCTCCCAGTCCTCACGACGGATGATCCGCTCATCGGACGGACCGCTGTATCTGATCTTCATCTGTTACCCCATCCTTCCGACGAGTCGGTATGTTCCGTTGCGTGTGATGACGCCCCACTCATCATCGGCGAGATCTTGGCTGTCTCCGAGCCAGATGGCATCGATGCCATTGCTCTGAGCAACAGGCCCGATGATTGCAGT